ATTTTTTTTTAGGCTTTGCGGTCTGCATTTCGTTCATGGCCCAAAGCTCAAGGACGCTTGGAAGGATCTCATAGATTGAAAACGTCTTAAACTCGTCAAGCCAGTCCTCGGGATTATTCGGAATATACGCGTCATACTGGCGGGCCATGATGTAAGCGACATTCTCAAAAATCTCCAGATCCAGGCTGGAAAGCTGAGCGTCCTCTTTTTCTTCATCGGTGGCGGTATCCGGCAGAGACAAAGCTTTGTTGTACGCTTTTTTCAGCTTGTTTAAATCCTGGATAATATCCCGGCCCATTCTGTGCCGATAAAGGCGTGGGGTCAAAGCCGTAGCCTTAAACCCCACGTCCCTTCCATCGATTTTGATTACTTTTTCCATCAGCCCGCGCCTCCCGTTGTGTCCGCAAGCCATACTTCGTTGTACCATGCGGTCAAAACTTCAGCCGGTGTTTCGTCCGTGGTATAAGCCATAGTTCTTCCGTCAGACAGAGGAGAGGCTGTTACGCTGACGGTCTGGGTCTGCGGTTCGGTGGTCTCTGTGGTAGTAGCCAGAGAACGGGAAGGCCTGGTGCAGATGCAGTTATACAGCACATATTTAGTGCCGTTAACGTCTCCTTCCTCTTCAAATAACAGTGCGAACGGTTTCGGTTGGATCTTCGCGTTTTCCGTTACCACCTTGTCCTTTTCAGAAGCCGTATATCCAAAGATATCCTCCAAAAACTGAGACTGGAACAAAGCCATTTCCAAATCCCCGGTATACCCGTTATTGGCAACGGTAACAAAATATTGCATATCATCGGCGTAAAACGGGGAACTGTCTCCATTTGCCTCTAAAGAAAAACTCACTGCTCCTGGAATGGCAACAGGAGTTTCGAATGTGGGGGTAGTTTCGTCAGTCAATAACGCGTAATGCACATTTTTAATACCAAATTTAACCTTGTCTTTTCCTGCCATTTTTTACACCTCAATTTCATAAATGATTCGATACGTTTTTTCCGTATCGTTGTATTCCTCGCTTTTTTCCCAATAAAAAGAGGACAAGGCCTTTTCTACCTTGTCCTCTGTTGCCGGGTCTTTCAATTTTGTATACAAGTCAATCTGTATGTGGTCGAACTTTTTATAGACAACGTTATCTGCCGCAAAGTTGTTAGAATAAACCGACTGATAGACCAAAATAGGAAGATCCGGAGCTGCGTCTTCCGGGAAAAATCCGTAAGCTACCGGAAGTCCGCTTGTTTCCAAAATCTCTTTTATATTTTCAAGAGTTATCACCACGCACCGTCACCTTCACTTTTTTCATCAGCTTTTTTTCCGCGTTCAGTTCAGCGGGGCGAATATGGGGTTTTGCGCCAACTGTACCTAAGGTTTTTCCGCTTGCGCTTTTCAGTTCGTGCCCGTATTCCAGAAGATGCGTCAGCTGGTAATGCTTTTTGTTGTAAACTGAGATTCGAATATCATCAGTTCCTTCGTAAAGCACCTTTGTGCCCCAGCTTTTAGCGTATTCTCCGGTATCCTTGGGAGAGTTGATTTTGATTTCTTTGGCGCATTCTTTAGCTACAGTACGGATATCCTTTTTCAGCCCATCTGTTACCTCTTGGCTATACTCGGTCAGTTCTTTTGCAATTGTGGAAGCCAGATCGTCGATTTTTATATTTGCCATCATACTCCGACCTTTCTTTCCAGATAAAGCTCAATAGAATCGCTGCCCGGCGAAAAATATGTACGGTAAATCCCATAGCGTTTTCCGTTGATTTCAGCGATACTCTCTCCGTTGTAATTCACAATAGGAGTAACCGCCACAAACTGGGGCTGCAATCCATTTTGGCCCGCGTCCGCCCATTCAGCCCGGGTGATAGACTGTAGGCTTGCCCAGACCTCATTTTTGCTTTCTGAGGCGATTACCTGCCCAATGTCATCTTGGCTGTACGCCTGAGAAATCAGATAAATCAAGCTATCCATTTACCGCACCCTTTTCTGAAAACAAGCGGTTGTTCAGTGCCCAGCGTAACATTCTGGGCATCTGAACATTTTCCTCACGCCTGCGCCGATACAAATAAGCGGCGTACATTTCAACCAACATTCCGTCGCTTTGCGAATCAGCCAAGGTTATCCCCTCGGTGGAGATGTAATCCTTGGCTGACGCAATAAGCGTTTGCAGGTAAGTGTCCAGAGCGCTGCTGGATACCATAAGATCAGTTTTTAAAATGGTTAAGATATCAGCGTCAGTCAAGGAAATCCCCCCCTAAAATCAGCCTGCTGCCGCCTTAGTGACGTTCACGGTATAAACGCGCACGGCGTTGCCCTGGGTCACGGTGACCGTCAGGGGATAGGCTTTTCCGTCAGCAGTCCAGGTTACCGTGCCGCCGTTGCGGACATTCTTTCCGTTATAAGCAACAGTGACCTGAGCGCCCGGCTGGGTTGCGGTGGCCTCCACCTTTGCGCTGGTTCCAGAAGCCGTTACTGTGTAGGAATACACATTGGAATCAAAGCTCGGGCTTAAGGATTCAGAGCCAACAGCCAGCTCGGAAAGCTGCGCGTCGTTTGCGGTATCGGCCGCAAAGGTCATTGCGGTAGTTACAGATTCATCATTGATATTGATAGCGACGAACGCGCCGGGAATCACGGGCATACCGTCAGCGCGCTGCTTGCCTTTAAAGACAGTGTTATCCTGGATAAACTGTACCTCACGGCTGGATTCAATAGTCATGCCGGAGCGCATAGCCAAGAGATAAAGATCGCCGTAGCCGCCTACAATGTCGCCGTCAGGCATAAATTCCAGAATATCGATATCGCCGTTGATGATGGGAAGAGTACCGAATACATTGGATACAATATCGCCGGTAGCGGTAAATGTGATTACTTTAGACTTTAATTGAGCATAAGTCTTGCTGTTCATAGCCCAGAACTGATTTCCACGGCTGTATTTGGTAAAGGTATTTCCAGCGGCAAGGGTTAATTCAGACCAGAACGCCGCGCCGGTGGAACTGGAACCGCCGATTTTCAGAATATTGGAGGTATGTAAGTCTACCCACTCCGGGGCGTTCGCGGGGTAATCAGAAGGCTTAGAGGCCTGCGCCAGTCTGGTCACGATGCCAAGCGGCATTTTGCCTGCTGCGCCCTTGCCGTAAAGAATCGCCTTGTCCATTGCCAGGCCGATGCTTTCGGAGATCATTTCCACAATCCAGCTGGCAAGGTTGATGTCGTTATCCTCCAGAAGGCTGTTGCACACCGGTACAAATCCAGCCACCTTATAGCCGTCCAAAGTCACCTGATTAAATACAAAGGACAGCTCGTTGATCGCGCCGCACATCTCAGTCCATACAGCTTCAGGAACAGTTCCAGCAATAGTCTGACGGGCTTCACCGGTTACATTGCGGACCCTGACACGGTTAAGCAGCTTGGAATAGCGGTACATGTTTTCGGAGATCAAGTCCAGGAATACAACCGGGATCGTCAGCTCCGCGCCGGAAATGGCTCTCTGCTGTCCCTTCATGCTCCGAAGCTGCGTCAAAAATTCCTTAGTGTCGTCACGTTCTACGATGGTTTTTCTCTGCTCCATAGAAAGCGCGTCAAACGCCCGCTGATTCATGGGCAGGCTGCGAATGTTGATTTCAGTCATATGATTTACAGTCCTTTCCTTTTGGTTTGGTTTTATTTCATCTAATTTAGGGGCGTCTTCCTCCAGCGCGGACAGGTCGGCCTCCAGGCCTTCAATTTCCCTGGACAGCGCGCTTTTGGCTTCCTCGTGGGCGCTTTTGTCGGCGTCGAATTTTTCTACCTCTTCGCTCACAGCCTGCTCCTGTTCAGGGGTTTCGGCTTCGTTGATAGCGGCTTCCAGCTCGGCCTCACGGGTTTCAAATTCCGAATCCTTGCTGCGGAGCAGCTCTAGTTCTTCCTTTTTCTTGTCAATGCTTCTTTTCAGCATCAGTATTCTCAGTGCCATTTTTTTCTCCTTTCAGACGGAGGAGCATTTCCTCCCGCCATTGTTCTTTTTTTCTCTTTTGAATTTCCTCGTAATCCCGTTTACGCGCCTGGACGGAGGTGTCTTCATAGGCAGGAAAGGTTACTACGGAAACCTCATACAATTTGACCTTGTTCAGCTTCCAGACGGTAGTTCCGTTTTCCATGACCTCGGTGCTTTGATCGATAATGTCAAACCCAAAGCTGCATTGGCTGACATCTCCCCGCTTTACGCGCTCATAAAGATTCATTGCGTCCTGGTCTGCCTGGTTGATCGTGACGGAACCCCATAGACCGGTCTTGTCCGCTCTGAGAGAAAGCGTTCCGGCTGTGGTTCTTCCCAGTACCAGGGTGGTGTCATGATTTACTAGGGCCCGGATATCGCCGTTTAAAGCGTCGTCAAAAGCGTCCTCGTCAATGGTTTCAATGGCGTTTTCCCACATTTTATATTCGCTTCCGAATACAGCGAAATATCCCTCAATATATAAGTTCCCGTCTTCCGCGCGGGTGGAAAATCCGCCGTCTCTCACCAGGGCTGTGCGTTCACATGTCATGTGTTTTCACCTCCATTCAGCTTGTTTTGATCTCCCAGCTTATCCGCAGGTACATAATTTTCTAACGCCAGCAGGTCGTTCATATCCGGATCAGGGGGCATGTTCACCCAGCTGCGCCATTCATTGCGCCGCAGCGCCATGCGGTCTACCATTTCTGCCCCAGCGGATACCATCTCGGTGATCGAATAGTTATACAAACTCCACGGGTTAAAACGGAAAAACCACGCGGGATCATAAAGAAGCTTTTTTGTCATTTCCTGCTCGATACTTTTGGCAATCGGCATGATTGTGGAATTGATAAAGTTATTCCATGCGTCCCGCTGGAAATCTCCGATTCCTAAAACAAAAGGCGGCACGCCGAGAATGGCTGCCACCGTCCGTTTATCCAGCTGTACGAAATCCGCTAAAGCCAAATCTGAAAGGGTAAGGGGCCTAACCTGTTCCACGCTGAATTGATCCGCAGGAATCAGCCAGGGCTCTCCCGCTTCGTTCGATTCGATATAATCTGCAAGAAGCTTTGCGCGTCCTTCCTTATTCGAAAATTCGTCGGTTAGAGAATCAACCTTGACGATGATAGACGGTTTCCACTTAGAGGACATAAAGCCCTTTTCAGTCGCGGACGCCTGTTTCAGGTTATTCGCTACATCTGCCAAAGCAACATGATAGCCGTCACCCTTCCACGGGTAATAATTTCCTGGGTTTAAAACAAAATGAAGGATACGATCGGGCGCGTATTCCGTCCCGGCGATCACAACCCGGTAATCCCAGAGGCCCTCCGGCACAAATGCGGTAAAGGCGGGAGGAACAGGCTTTAAATCCCGTAAAATCCCGCGCTTGTATTCAGGCCAAACAACAGCGTTTCCGCTGCCCTCCAGCATAAGGGTTTTCACAATCCAGTGGATAAAGTTGGAACGCGTCATGTTATTGTTCGGATTGATATCCACCTTTCGGCTTAACTCATTTTTTACCCGCACGTCCCCGTCGTCCGTGTTTTCCATCAGGTGAATAGTCATGCTTGCAATCAGCCTGGCAATTGTGTCCACAGCTGTACAGATTTCCGGGTTTTGTGCCAGACTGGTGTAGCCTAAGCACTCCAGGGTTTCCCATTTGTTCTGTGTTACCAGCGCGATACTGCGTTTCTGTGCGGGCTCAGCCCGGGGAGCCGGCCTGCTTCTTTTATTCTTTTTGCTCATGTCTCACCCCACCATTTTTTTGCCGCCCTGCTTCTGTCAAGGCTTTCTAGGTAACGAATACAGGCGAACACAGACGCGTCAAAAAGATCGATGCGGTGTTCCGGCTGTACTTTGTCGTATTGGATCATGTCGTCCGTCTTTTCGACGGCGGACACGTTTTCCACACAATATTCGAAGGCTTCTGAGTGCAAATAAAAAAGAGCGCCGTTCTTGGCGCTCTGCTCTATATGCCGAAATCCTTCGGATTTTTTATAGTAATATTGAGGCTGGTCTATGATCTTGAAGCCCGCTTCCTTCATTCCGATGAAATATTCCCGGCAGAATTTGCGGTCATGGCCCACCTGCTTGATTTTAAATCCTTTTTTCCGCATGTCCACAAACCATTTCACCACATCAGAGTGGTTGACAGTAGGGGAGTTGCACATGGTAAGCCAGCCGTCGTCCTGCCAGCCAAACAGAGGAATATTATCCTGCTCGGCTTTTAAGTGAGCCGCGACAACAGGGAAGAAAGCATGAGTTATAATAATATCAACGCCCTTGTAATTTCCGAACATCGCCGCTGCGGTCAGGTCATGCAGTTTGGAAAGGTCCGCTCCTCCATACCAGTCAATCGGAAGCTTTGCCAGCTGTTCCAAGTTCCAGTTATAGGCCCGGTCGCTCTTTCGAAACTCATCTATATTGAAATATGCCTTTAGGGCGTTGGTGTAAACATTTAAGCTTTTCGCAAAAAAATCCTTTCTTTGCTGAGGATCGTTCTGGGCCTGAAGGCTGTCATTCATGATTTCTTCAGGCCTGATCGAAACGCCGTAAGCCGGGTTTGCCATCTCATGGACGGCAGGGTTGGTATAATCAATATCACCGTTTTCATCAGGATTGGCACAGCACATAAAAATAAAGTATTGCTCATCTTTAACAGTGCTGTCTAATATTTTCCGGCAGTATTTTAGTCTTTGCCCAAGAAAAGCCTGCTCGTTGTCTCCGGCAGTCGAAATGCCGATCAGCAGTTTATTGGTGTATGCCTTCATCGCTTCTTTAAAAAGATTGTATTGTTTGGGCTGTTTGAAAGCGTGAATTTCGTCACAGATCGCGATATTGCAGTTCAAAGAATCTTGCGCATCTGGGTTAGCGGCCAGCGCGCGAATAAAAAAGGAACCGTCTGGTAGTGACGATTCCAGCGAATGTTCATTATTATTATCGATTACTTTGACCGTGCCTCCGTTTTTAGCGTTTTCTCCCATGCGGTCTATGTTATAACTTAAAAAATTGAAGCTCTCCAGAGACTGCATCAAAGCGGCTGCGGTGATATAGGTCTTGGAACCGGATTTACGATACCAAAGAGATAACGCCCACGCTAGGGCAGCCGCAAAGCTTGTCTTGATATTTTTTCTTGGAATAAAGATCAATGCCTCATGGAACCTAACCACATCAGTGCCGGCCAGCTTAAAACCAAGAAGGTTATACACAATGAATTTATGGAATGGCTCCAGAAGAAACGGCGTGCCACGTAGCGGCGTCCCGTCAAGCTTTTCCCCTTGTTGGTGGCACAGTGTTTTTTCTATGATCTGAATACAAAATTCCGGGCCCTTGCTGTCTATGTAATAATCTGGGTTTTCTAAATCACAAAAGAATCTGTCAACCGCTTGTTTTAATTCAATACATGCGATTTTCTTTCCGTCTCTTATGCTTTCGGCGTACTTTAGCACAGCAGGCCAGTTTTTCCCTTTAATCAAATTTAACGCTTGCCAGAGCGGCGGCCAATCCTCCGGCCTTTTCTTTCTTAACTGTATCGCCAGTCATCTTTTTATAACTGGAGGGGGTTAAACCTAATTCGCGCCAGTACGCCAATGCGCTTTTGTTTAAGTCGTCCCACAAGACTAGGAGGGGATTTTTTGTCATGTTGGTGGAGCCGCCTTTATTCGTGTATTCGATCACGGATTTACCGCCGGAAGTTTTAAACTCTTTAAAGGTTTTATCCCTTTGCTCCAAGATACCCGCAAGTGTTTCAATCGCCGAATTATATGCAATGTTCTGCACACCGAGTGCAGCCATCTGCTCGTTTATTAAATTTTTCCAGTTGCTTTTTGTCATAAACTGCACCCTTTCTTCAAATTTAAGCTCAGAGTTGGAAAAAGTTACCCACGCCGGTCCCTATAGGCGTCCGGAAGGCGCGTCGGATAGGGGGGACTACGCATAATATTTTTCCATGCTTTGAAATATTTTAATTCCTTCGGTGTATCCAAGTTCAGATAACTGATTACAAAGAAGATCATCAGCCTCTATGTGTGCGGCTTCTATATCTTCTCTGGCTTGTACTGATATCAATTGCATGTGTGCTTTAAACTCTTGTGCATTCATGATTAATATCCTCTTGTCTTTTGCGCTTTCTCAGGGTGTGCCTTATTGTGGCACCCGGAGCATAAGCTGATTAGATTGCTGTCTGTGTATGCTAACTCAGGGTATTCATCAGCGTGCTTGATATGATGTACTGTAGTGGCTGATACTTGCTTTCCATATCGTTTGCACCATTGGCACATGTATCCATCACGGCGCAATATGGCTTTTTGCTTATGCTTCCATTTACTAGATTTATAGTTGAACATCTCTATCTAACCCATAAGCCCTTTTACACATATCATAATGAATACATCGAATACACACATAGGTTTCTAAATTATTTGTATAGCAATACTCTGTTTGCAATATTTCTACATTTCCGTAAGGACAGCCTTTGCAAAAGGTTCCGTCCATCGTTTTTACTTGCATAATCTTTTATCCCTCCTGCATAGTTATCTTTCTAATTTGCTCTTTTAATAGTTCAAGTTCCCGCGCCCGCCTGGTTCTGCCCTGTGGCTGTCCTAAAATATTGGCTATGCGGTTCTGTAAGGCCTGTTTTAGTTCACGGGGATATTGACATCTAGGCAAGGCGCAAATATGCTTTCCCGCCGTCTTGTAGCCGTCAAAAACACACCTTCCATCTCTTGGACAGTACATAAAAACCACTTCCTGTTTTTGGGTATCAAAAAAGCCCTCCGCCAATAGCAAAAGGCTGAAAAATATTTAAAAAAGTTTTGAAAAAGGGTTGACATATACGTACGTAGATGATATAATATAATCAAAGGAAAGGAGGTGAAAAGTCCAGTGGGGAAAAAGAAAAAGCCCCCAAAGAATGTGGAAGATATCAAGACAATAGTTGAGATTCTCGCAGGTCTCGCAAATGTCGCCTTGGTAATCTACACAATCTCTAAGGGCTAAGAGGGAGGGGAGCGAAAGCTCCCCGAACTCCACCCTTATTATACCCCATTGAATTGATATGAGCAAGAAGAAACTATTAAGGAACTCGCCGCTGTATCTGCTGACCGCCGCCAATATTATTTATGCTGTCCAGCATGGGTTTAATTGGCTTACCTGGTTTGCAATAGGATTGACTTTAATTGTGTTTGTATGGGACATTGTGGAGGTGTTTAAGCGTGGCAAAAAGCAAAAGTGAGATTCAACAGGCATATATGAGGAAAAATTATGTCCGTTTCCCGTTAGACTTGCGCCCGGAGGTTCTGGAAGCTTTCCGGGCCGCGTGTGAAAAGAACGGAACAAAGCCGACTACCGAAATTAAAAAATTCATTGCGGAGTATATCGAAAAGGCAGGGGAATAATCCTCTGCCTATTTCTTTAGTTTAATGATACAATAAGTCAAGAGGGACATTCAAGGACATCTTACTCAATGTTCAATTTTTGCAAGGCAATTCCATGTAGTCTTGTAGTGTGGCGATAAGAGTAATTCATTTTAACTGCAACTTTTTCCCAAGACATGCCATTGATATAGTGCAATCTCAGAATACTTTCCAGCCCATAATCATTTATGCTAGAAATAGCTTTTTCAATTTTTACTCTCACTATATTCAAAGATTCTATTTCTTTTGCAATCTCCATTTCCAATCCTATGATTTTTTCGATTGAAACTTCAAGGCCTCCACTGCTTTCAGATTTGACTTTATCAGGAGAAAGGGTTTGTGTTGTTTTTTCAGCGCGTTCTCTGGTTTTCGCTAGTTCATCTAGCTTTGATCCAATGATTATTTCTATATTACGGTATTGATTCAGAAACTCCTTCTTTGTCAATTTTTCAACCTCCTGACAGTCTTTTTATCACACTTCTCCGGCGGACAGCCTCTAGGCTTACCAGTATCCAGAAGATAATTACAGTATTTAACGAAGCCATGTCCGTGGGTTGCCAGTGCTCTATAATAGACGCACCCTTCACAGCTTTTCCGATTCATGTGCTTTGGCGTCCTTGCAGTAGAAGTCATCTTGTTTGTTAGTATGCCAGAAAATAGAATCTCCGGTCACATCACATTCGATATGGGAGAAAGGGCATTCCTTCTTGTTTCTATGTACGCAGTTCTTGCAAGTGGTGTGCGGTTTGGGCGGGTCTTTGCTTGCCACCAGAACGGAACAAAGCAAGAAGCCTAACGGTGCGCCTAAAAAATAACCTAAAAGTAATAATTGCCAGCCTGCCATATCAATTTTCCTTTCTTTCGCCGTAGCTGCAAAACGCATCTGGTTCATATCCATTAAACAATCCACAAGTCGGATGATTGCAATACGCACCACCTGTATTGTCCATTGTAAACCATTTACAATCCTTACATCTAACTACGGGGACAGCGTCTGTATTTCGATGAAGTTCCTCCACCGCCTGATCTCTTTCACGCCTTAGTTGTTTGTTTTCGGCTTCCAATCTTAAAGATTTTAAAAATTCATTTTTAAGTGCTATGTCAGTTTCCTTTTTTGTCATATTGGCAAAATTATATTTAAATAGCAGCTTTTCAATAGCATTGGCGGCATCATCAAAAAGGCTGATCCCATTATATAAAGTTCCTCTATGCCGCAGTTTTTCAACTAATTCCTTATACATAGCTAATCCTCCTGAACCTGTTCAACTAAGGTCTGCCACATGTCTTCATTCCGGGTGGCGGCATTGTGTAGCCAACGCACTCATAAATTGGGTATCTGGCTCTTCTGCTTTCTCCGCATCGTAAACAACTCCCGTATTCGCAGCGTAAGCAGTTGTCTGTCCCGCGCCATCTGCAATAACTGCACACGCATTCATCACAAGGGTTTGGGATCACCCGGCTCACATTTTTTTTCATAACTAATCCTCCTCAGGCGGTTCTGGAAGCGGGTTGCGGTAAATTTTTGTGCCGATTATAGGTTTCGCGTGAAAGCACCCTATCGGCATTGAAAAAACTGCATCGATATTGTCATCGTCCCACACCTGCAAAAGTGCCCAAACTTTTTTCTCAGCCAGCCATACCGGCTGACCATTCATTTTTCGGAGCTCTTTCATTGTTAGCGGCTCATTTGGCTTGGTTAGGGTGGGCAATGTCTGTGCATACTCCAGAACGGATTCCACACCGAATAGGAAATGAGGGTCAGCATTTTTCTCATCGTAATGTTCGCTCCCGCGTCTGAGTGGATATTGCAAGAGTTCGTCTAAATCAATCAGTCTCTTCATCTTTCAGCGCCTCCTTTGGCGTGAATCCATTGCAACTGATAAGCCAAACAGGGTCGAAATTTACCGGCCAGAAGAACCACCCATTCTTTATGCCGTGAAGTTCAGCTTTGATGTTGAGCTTTTGTGCGTTCTTTTTGTTCTCGTTTTCAAAATAATCAAACATACCTGTTTTATTACCTGGGTATCGACAACAACTATGCGCATCTCCAGGGATATTTCCCCTATATTTGCATTTGTAACAATCAATCATCTTTCAGCGCCTCCAATCTCTTTATAAGTGTATCCGCAGCATTATCCGTTAACGGTTTTCCGCACACTGGGCAAAACTCAGCATTTGTCCAAACTACTTCGTCTCCAACAACAACCGAAAAACCACAGTCGTCTAAAAGAGAGCACTCCCAATTTTCTGGCTTTTTTCCTTCGTTGTTGCACCAAGAACAGCCTTTCCACACTTTCTCAACCTGTTCCCGACTAACGGGGTATAGAGCGGCAATAGCAATATCAAGAGCTTCATGCAATTCGATATCTGACTTCCTGCCTTCAATGGTTGTTATAGGGATAAGCAAATCCCACCATGCACCATTTTCAAGAACTTCAATCGCTTTTTCCCTTGTCATAGCTTAGTCCTCCCTTTTCGTCGAGGCTTGAATACTCGCTTCAATTACCGCGTGTTTGATAACATTCTGAATCTCTCTCCACGCCGAAGCATAACCATCTTGAAAGCCTTGTTGATATTCTGCGCGTAGTTCTGACACATAATCCGTTACTTCGACCTTTGCCATAGCTAATCCTCCAAGTCAAGTTTTGATCCACATACAGGGCAGTAGTAATAAGATTCTATAAATTTTTCATATGCTTCATCTGATTGGATATCCGTGCATGAACCACATACTGAACACTTAATTACAGAACACTTTATCCACTTCCCATGCTTCACCTCTGCTACGTCTGCGGTGGGAAGATAATTGATAAAATTTGATGTATAACAGTTATTACATTTATTTGCTTCATAGTCATGTCCGCAATTCTCTCGACAGAGAACATTTAGCGCAAATTCCCTTTCTATGTACTCAGACATCGTCAATCCTCCTCGTCAAAGCTGTCTAAAGGAATAGAGATTTCATCTTCGTCGGTATCGTCAACAGCAACAAAGACATATCCAATTACAGGTACAACTAATTGGGAACAATCCAGTTCTTCACCAGTACATTGAAAAAAGCTGTCGCAATCAATCTCTGTAATCTTAAAGTATCTCGCCATAGTCAATCCTCCTGTTCCAAGCGAATCTTTAATCTGTGTGTTTTCTTGAATTTTTGTACTTCTACTAAATCCTCACAATCGTGAAGAATCATCATTTGTTCCAACATGATTTGAACGTCCGCGATCTCTTCGGCAATAGCTTCACGGTTATCTTTGCCCCTGGCGTGCTTACAAAGCTCCTTTTGCAGTTCTGACATTTCCTCAAAAACCATAAGTGTTTGAGCTTCAGCACCCCATTTATTCAGAGCTTCGCGATAAATCCCACGTGGTTTTAATTCAGTCATGATTTGCCTCCTTATCCTCTGCATCGAAAAACTGGTCATAAGTTTTTATGCTCACTGCCTTTGTCCTCCCTTCACCGGTTTGCTTCAAAAAATGCCCTTGCGAAGCCAGGCGGCGTGATTGCCCTGCGTTCCTGACGGGTATAGACACCGTAAAACTCCGGATAAATTTCTTTGCTGTGAAGCATGGAAAATTTCTTCATTCCTTCCGGCTTTGCTTCGACAAAGGCCTTCGGAGCATTAAAGTTACCCCACAGCGCAGTCCGCTTTTGATAGCTGTGCCCAAACTGCCAGGGGTCAAAGGTGTAATCAGGTTCACCGAGCCAGCGCCTCAGCAGTCCGTTTGCCGGATTTTCTATCGCCCAGAACCTGGGCCGGCACGTAAGTATAATCCTGCAGCACGCAGAGCACACCTCCAGCCCCGCTTTGAAATTATGCGTATAGTTTCCTTTTCCGTGAAAATGCTTTGCGATTGAAAATTCATCGCACGGCGTGGCAGCCAGAATCCCATAAACATTTTCAAACGGCGGCGCATAGGTGCATACATCATATTCCGGCAGAGTGATCAGCCTCACATCATATCCGGCCTCTTTGTACGGCTTTGACCAGGAGCCCGTGCCGCCGCATAAGTCCAGAATAATTTTGTCCCTGTTTTCCGCTGCTGGCTCCGTGTCAGTGCTTGGTTTAATCATTGCTTTTGTCCTCCGTTCCCGCCTGTTTGCGGCGGGGTTAATCTCTTTCAAAATCGAGTTTCATTTCATCAACGATCACCCGGTCTAAATGTTCCCAAAAGATTTCGTCTTGATCGTGTTCGGCGGAAAGCCTGCTGATTCCATTGATTACCGCTAGGCATCGCTTCGAACCAAAGCCGAAGTTACGGTTCAGCACATAGCACATCAATTTAAAGTACCGGCGCAGAAGCCTTTCCTGATCCGTTTTTACTACCTGCCGAGAATAACTTTCAGCGGCTTGTAATTGTTTTTTTGTAAGCTTGGCTGAATTAGGAATCCTGGCCTTCACTTAAATTCCTCCCGTCCAAAATCTCAATGAGCTTCCTGCATACAGGGCAACCGCTCTGTTCCACCTTCTTAAACCAGCCTGCCAGCGCTGTACGGATTTGATCGACGTATTGGTGAAGCTTTAGGCCGTCCTTCTCTTTTTTCCGCGCGTCCTCGTACTCTCTCCTAAGGGCTTCTTTTTCCTCAGCGGCTTCGTCCTTGGAAAAAGCACCGTGCCGGTAAGCATGATACAGCCAGGCAAGCCCGCGGTATGCAACTCGCTCTAAAGGAAGCGCGGAACGGGGAAGAGGCTTCCCGTTTCCGGCGAGGGCGCAAAGCTCATCAAAGGTCATGGCTGATCTCCTCGATGGTTACCTTTACGCAGGGATCCTCCGTGTACCGCTTGATAACCGTTAAATCGGCGATCTGCGCGTCGTCGTCATAAGCGATCCCGTTTAAAGCGTCCGCAACCACTTTCGCGATATTATCGGAATCAGGCTTTTTTGTGGGGAGAAGGTCTCCGCTTAACGCCGCGATCCTGTCTTTGTTGGAAAATGATTTGGGAACCTGAAATCCCGCGTAAATCTCCATCTTCAGCGCGGGCTTTTGTTTTCCCTGAGTTCTGATTTTACCCCGGGCCCCATACTGTTCCAGAAATGAAGTTTTAATCAGATTTTCGTACAGCACTGTGTTTTCCGGCGTGTAGCTGTGCCCGGTTTTGCATGTCCTGGCCCTGGCTTTTCCCTGCGGCTTGCCAGGAATAACGATAAACAGCTTCATTGTTCCTCCTAAAATTCCGGCTGGCGTAAATTAAACTCAGAAAAGGTCTGATGCTTCCCGTCAAATCTGAGAAAATTTTTCCCCGTTTCGCCTTCCTTGTTTTTCGCGATAATCAGTTCCCTGGTGCTGTCCTCCTGATCGGGCCAGTGAATCAAAAGAATCGCGTCCGCGTCCTGCTCAATCTGCCCGGATTCTCTCAGGCTGGTCATATCCGGGTCTCCTTTCCCAGCACGGTTAAGCTGTGCTAGTGCAATGACCGCGATTTCCATCTGCTGCGCCAGGGTATGCAGGTCCATTGAAATCTGCGTTGCCCGTTCGTAAGGCGTTTTCCCGGAGGCTTTCATTAAAGTCAGATAATCCACAAAAATCACATCTGCCCTGGCCTGTACCGCCTTTGACTTGATCTGCTCCGCTGTCCAGCCCGCAGCCGAAACAACCTCCAGCTTTAAAGCCTGGAAGCTCTCGTATTTTTCCGTGATTTTAGCGGCGTCAGCGTCGTCAACCTCCCGGCGTTTTACCTTTGAAAAATCAAGCCGGGCGTAGCATGTAACCAGCCGCTCGAAAATTTTTTCCGGAGAGGTTTCCAGAGAAAAATATACGCATTGGTATTTTTTAGCCATATTCAGCATCATTTGAAGTGTCAGCGCTGTTTTGCCGGAGGACGGACCCCCGCCGATTACGATGTAATCCCCTGGGCTGATAAAGATATTTCGGTCGATCCAGGGAATACCGGTTTGTATGTACTCCTTATGCTCCTCGAGGTCTGTCGAAAAGTTCAAATAGCCCTCTTTCGCGGTCAACCCTTCGGCCTTAACGCTGTGGTCAAAGCATTTTAACAGGCTGGAAGCCATAGACTGGCAGCGTTCAATATCTTCTCCCTTTTGGATTTCATCGATTAGGGATTCAGCGGCCGCCAGCGCTTCATTTTTCATGCGGACTTCTTTTAAGATCCTGATATATTCCAGGTAATGGGAAACTGCCGGAGTATCACAAGCGCAGGCAAGACAGAAATCCCGGCACTCCTGCCGGTCGAAGCCTCCGCTTTCCGCTGATATGGTGATGGGGTCAATGGGCTTTCCCAGCTTGAAATATTCTACACAGGTGGAATACACCTGACGGCATAAGCCGTGGTAAAAGCATTTAGGGGATAAGGACAAAGCAGCTTCCGGAATCACCTTTTCGGGAGCGATCAGCATTGCGCCGATCAGGGAGCGCTCCGCCTGAAAATCATAGATCAGTCTAAAATCTTCCATTGGCGTCCCTCCTTTTTTACGGCGGCTTCCGGTTCGTCTTCCCAGCGCATACCCCGTATCCAGGAAGCGGGGAGAGGGATATACTGCCCTCCGTCCTTGGTCCAGTCAAAGCTTTTTTTCTGCCATTCCAGTGCGGACAGCATTTTCTCCATTAAGCCGTCGTCTGGGTTCAGTTTGTTAAAGGCTTTTAAAGCGTCGCCCTTGGCCTTCTTTTTCGGATAGGCTTCCCAAAAGCTTTGAAAGCGGATCTGCACAGAGGTCTTGGAGTGGTTCACAGCCTTTGCTGTCCCTTTGGCCTTTTCAACCTTTAGGCTCTCGCTCTGTTCCGCTTCCCCTTGGGGGGTAAGGGGGGTATAACCTATACTATTCTTATCTAATCTATACTGGGTATCCGGTTTTGGTACCGTATGGGATACCAATTGACAACCATTGGTATCCATTAAGATGTATTCTTTGCTAGGATTTTCGCGGATTTTTGCTTTCTCCTCTAAATATTTTGTTTCTTGGTATCTATCAGACCGAATTGTGTTATTTTGCTTCCAGTGCGTTACAACCAGCACACCGCTTGAAAAAGTTATCACAAAATTTAATTTTTCCAGTGTTTTTAGATCTGATTTTGAGGCCCCTATCATTCTCAAAACGCTTTGTGGATTACCTACAAATCCATCATCATCGGCGTGCATAGACAAGTGTATGTAAAGCATTTGTGTTTTCGGCGTCATATTCAGAAACAAATCGCTTTCAATAATTGTTTTTGAAAACATTCTTTTATCTGCCATTTTTATGATCACCGCCTGTCCATGCGGCTTTTCAACAGTAGAAACTGCTCATTGTGGATCAGGATTTTTTGCAGCTTTTTGATTCTGCTGATCAGTTCCTGATTAAATTCTTTGATTTCAGGTTCATAATCGCTGACCCAGTAGCCTCCGCTATGGCTTGACGATAGGATCACGCCAACGGGGTTGATGGTTTCGCTGGTTCGTTCCTTTTCAATGAAAGCGCGGTTAGTTCTGTCGTTCAGGCCAGTTCTTTTCTCCAGTTCTTTTCTGGTAATTGGCGGATCACCCCGAAACGGGATATATTCTAAAATGTTCATAGCGCACCTCAAAAAGGCAAGCTTTCGTCTTCAAACTCTTCCTCGGCTTGCGGATTGTTTTTGATCAGAGCTTTGTAATCCTCTGATTTTTTGATCTTATCCTGTACCCATTCCGGAAGCTTGTCCAAGAAAGCCAGACATTCCGGTGTGGACAGATCAAAGTACACTGTTTCGGACCTCGGTTTCACTTTCGGCATGTTTTTAGGCATGGCCATGATTGCCGCCACATTAGCGTATCCCTTATCGTTATGCAGAATTTGAAGCTGGCAGCTGGTGCCGAGGATATTCACCATATCGAAGCAGTCCAATTCCTGATCGGTAAACTTCTTTCCTCTCCAGGCCTCCAGGTGGCTCCTTAAGGTTGCTTTCTGAGAAAGGGAAAGAGTATATTCCTTGCTGATTACTCTCGGTTTTTCCTCGCCGTCTATCGTGGTTGATTCGTCAGTAACCTCCCAGGTGATCATGACCTTGTGATTTGTTTTTTGGAAAGCCTCGCTCCACTGTTCTCCGAGATCAATTACCATGATGCAGACAGCAGTATGTACGCCCTCGGTAATTGGTTCAATAGCGGTTCCTTTTTCTCTTGCGATAATTGCCATAGTTTAACAGCTCCTTTTATTTTTCAATTCCGTTGATCAATTCCTCTTCGATTTCCAGAGGGCAGTCGGTTCCCCTCTGCGTGTAAATATCAATATCGTTTAAGGATTCGTAGGTATGAACGCAGATGATCCGCAGGTGTTTATTTGTGGTTTTGCTTTTTTTGAGCCAGCAGGAGTTGCAGCACAATACGCCGTTGGGGAAAAATACCGGCTCTGTTAAATTGCCTTTCGCGTAAAATTCAACACCGTTCTTGGTAGGCATAATATACCTCCTTCAGCCACTCCAGGGCCTCGTATTCCGGGCTTTTATCCGTTTCCGGTTCCTCGTTATCGGTATCGTACAGGTACTCAAATTCCGCACGGGAGAGGTCGTTATCATTGCTTCTGTTCATTTTTCAGCCTCTCACATTCCCGGAACCAATAGTCTCCGGATAACTTTTGCTTTTCGACTTCTTTTTCCAGTTCCAAACATCTTTTCATTAGACAGGTCATTAACTCTTTATCGTCCATTTGACAAACCTCCTGTTTTGGTTTAATATGTGATTAGGATATTTTCGTTTGCCGCCCTTCGTGATGCCAGTCGCGAGGGCGGCTTTTCTTTTGTCTGTGCCAGGCCGCGCGCCTGTCGGCGCTTTCCTTGCCCTCTATTTCACAATCTGCCTTTTTCATTTCTATGTATTCGTCCGGCGTGATCGTGAAGTAAAATGGAATCTTCCGGCCTCTCTGCCTTTTGACTATCTCCAACCTTTTGACCTCCCTGGTAGATGATCTTTTTTAAACTGCTTGTAGACCTGTTCTGAGCGCTGATCCCTGGCTGTTTGGCAACCTCTGCGTTTTGCTTGTTCCGCTTAGGTAAAAGCTTCTTTCCTGGCCCTCCAAGCGGTGAAAGGTTTGCATTGATCTATTCTGTGGCAAAACGGCGTTCGTTTCGTACAGCCAAAGCACGGAGAGGTTTCAATGAATCTGCTGATAATGACCTGTTGCATACCGGCTCCTTTTCTTCTTTAAAGCGTTCCTCAGCTTCCGGTTCCGGTACCGCTCGCCGATATATGCCGCTGTGAATACGGCGCTCCATACCGCCAGAATGATAAACGCCACCGTCATTTCTGGGCTCATGTGCTTGTCCTCCTTTATGGTTTTACGCCTCTTTAAGAGATTTACGCCATGCAATGCACCGACCCATTTTTGCGCCGTCAGATTTTCTCTGAAAATATGGGTTATGGTAAAATCCGCTTTTGTCATAGGTATAAATCGCATAGCAAATACAAGGCTGGCCGTTCATATCCTCATAGAGAAATTCAACCTCTTCATCAAAAAACTCACATGGCATTTTTGCACCTATCCAAATGATGTTCCAACCGTCCTGATTCACTATTTTCCGAACTCTTTCTATGTCGTCTGCGTTCATGTGCTTGTCCTCCTTTACTGAAAATCCTTAGTTTTCGAAAGTCTTACGATCCATAGAGCTATTGCATCAATTGGAATTACATAGGTTCTTCCGTCTTTAAACCCCGGCAATTTACGTTGACTGATTTTGGCACAAACATATTCGCTTTCTCTGCCTAAATATTCAGAAAACTGTTTGGCATTGAGAGTTTCGCAGTTAAATCTGGTTCTTATTTCGGTAGCAATTTCTTTGACCAGTGTTCGGTCTTCAAGTGTCATGTATTTTTCTCCTTTCTATCGCCTGAGTGCGGCTATTTTATTAGAAGTTTTATTGCCTTTCTCTAATGTATTCAGGTTCACTCGGTTTCATATTTTCGTCGTATATAAACTCGGATCCAATTTCGACTGAATTATAGACGTTCTCTGTTACGCGATATGTTGCTGTTGAATTTTCCCCGGTTTCTTCATCATAGCTTTGAATTGTTATCTTCCATGAATCCGAATAGGAATAGATAAAAGGCACAAGAGTTGTATATGATGTTTTTCCGTTGCTGTGAACAAGTGGGACTAACATTACCTCTGTATGTGATGGAGTAAATTCTTTTTCGATTACTTCCCCTTGGGTAATTGAATTCTGACAACCAGATAGTAGAATTGGAATTAATAGCAATAACAAAAAACAGATAATCGATTTTTTGAGTTGTTTCATTTTTTTCATTCATCACCTTCTTACTTTCAACACAAGATCTTACTCAGATATTGAAAAATAACGGATTGCTGGTAAATAATATCAATGATAAAATCACGAAAACTATTAAATCTATAGGACAACAATAAAACAGTTACTGTGAGAGTGTTGACCAAAATGCATAATATAAAAGTCAAGAATTCCAAATGCTCGATTTGCTCCTGTTGTGTCCCAATAGGAGCTTTTCTTTTGTTTGTCCTCAATTTTTCACCCCGCTTCCTTTTCATCGTGCAGTAATTTTGAAATTACCTATATTGCTATTTCTAGTTATTTTCTTTATAATCAAATTGCAACCAGAGGTAGCACCGATTAATTATGAAAGGAAAAAACGAAAATGTTATCTAAAGATGCGAAAACTGTTTTGTACACCTTATATAAGGAATATTTATCGCGTCGCAAACAGGGAATTTCAAAATCGAAAGCCAAAAATTTTGATTCAGCTCAACACATACATTCGACATTCTTTTCTGATTGGAGTTTAGAAGATATTGAAGATACTCTTCGTGAACTTGGGCGGAATAAATTTTTAAACAATTATTATGCCGATCAAACAATTTATCACTGCGAATTATCTGACCCTGCCATTGTTACTATGGAGAATCAAAAAAAGGAAACATTGCTAAGCATCGCAGATTTTATTTCTAAATTCATTCCTTAATGACTTCCCAATCCTCAGCCAAAAGGTCATCGGCAGTAGGATTCCAGCATTTGATTTGCTGCCGTTTTTTTGCGCTGTCTCTTCGAAAAACAACAATGCAGCAGTCCGATGAATCAGTTGGTTTTATTAATGTCCGTCCTTCTCCAAAATCTAAACTTGTTCTGGCTATAAATGAATCTTCATCTATAGCTTTTTTTATTGCTGTTAAAATGTTCATGCGTTCACCCCGCTAATTAAAGTAATATTGCTAAAATAACAGCGACAACCCCTACAGCTATTCCCAACAATGCAAATTTGTTAGATCGGTCTATCCGACAGCTTTGTGCCTGCATTTGTTCAAAGACCCAGTCTGCGCTAAACAGTTGAACACCGTCAACCTTGACAATATGTGGAGTGTTTTTTACTTCGCTGTTGAGGTCAAATGAATTTTTGTTCTGGCTCATTTTTATTTCCCTCGTTTTAAGTGAATTACGCGGACAAAGCGGTTGAAAATTTTTTGCGTATTCTATATGAGTTGTATATCCACACTCCTCACAAAAACTTTTTTCACATTGTGTGTTTTTTGAAGGATCGCATTGATAAACAGCTCCTTTGCATTGTGGACATAGGGGCTGATTACTATATGTACATATTGTTTTTTCCACCTATTTCACCCCGCTTCTTTTTCGTCTCCCGGCAACTCTAAAATATCCCTGATAGCTGAGACGATTTTTGGCGTTGCTAACTGTCCGGTTTGAATCTTATATAAATAAGAATCATCAAAATAGAGCCCAGTTGTTTGTCTTACTTGTTCAATTAGCCACACTTGTGTATGCTCTAAATCAATTAGCCTCTTTTTTATATCTTTACCAAATACAGTAAATTGTGCCATCTTGTCGATCACCTCCCATATAATGCGATTGACATTTACGGGAAATAGTAATATAATCTAATTGCAGATAAGATAAATTACTTCATTCCGTCCGTCTGATGTTATTATATTACTTCAAACAGTAAAAATCAAGCGTATTTTGCACTATTTTTAAGGAATAAAGTAATTTTGTCATTATACCTAAAACGGGGTGGCAAATTTGAACGAAATGTATAACAGAATTGAAGATTTATGTAAGAGTCAGGGGATAAATATGACACAAATGTGCAAGGAAGCCGGTATTCCTAGAGGCAACCTGACCGATTTAAAAAATGGGAGAACCGCAATTTTATCCACAAAAAATTTAGGCAAAATTTCGAATTATTTTCAGGTATCTATGGACTACCTTCTTGGAAATGAGCAAAAAAAAGAGCCCACCACTAAAAGCGATGAGCTTGATTTGCAGCTAGAAGGAATAGATTTCGCCTTATTCGGTGAGGTCAAAGAAATGACGGACGAACAAAAACAAGACGTGTTAGACTATATTAAATTTAAGAAGTCGCAACAGAAGAGGGAGTAAGAATGACGCTTTTTCGTCTTTGCCAGCTTGCTGAGCAATTCGGAATAGAGATAGATTACTTTACTATGCGTGATACAAAATCTCTGGCTCTGCCTCAAGGGTGGATTGCATTAGATACAGATCATATCGAGAGCACTACAGAAGCAAAGGTGTGCTTAGCTCACGAAATGGGGCATATAGAAACTAATTCATTTTATAATGTACATAGTCCTTTAGATGTGAGACAGAAACACGAGAACAGAGCGAATAAATGGGCTATTAAGCAACTGATTACAGAGGAAGAACTTGATGAAGCTGTTGCAAATGGACACACAGAGATATGGGATTTAGCGGATTACTTTGACGTGACAGAAGAATTTATGAGAAAAGCCGTTTGCTTGTATACTTATGGAAATCTAGCAACGGAATTGTATTTTTAATGTTATGGATTAGACGGTAAGACTTCTAAACGAGGAGGTTCATCTTATGGGGTTGTTTAAGTCGAAAGAAGAAAAGAAAGCTAAGAAAGAGGCTAATGCATTTTTTCTGGGGCAAACCTTACAGGCAATCGGTAGAATCCCCGCTGGCAAAAACGTAGGAATTTCATTGGAACCCGAAAGACAAGTGTTGAAAATTCAATATGAAGAAACCGCAATAACCTTGCCTTATAGCCGAATTATCAGTTTCATGTTAGAAGACGAAACAAAGTTATCTGACAAAGGAAATGCTGGATTACGTGCATTAGCCGGTGGCGCTTTATTTGGGGTTACAGGAGCTATTGTTGGAGCGGCTTCTGCCAAAAATAAAGCTACAAAAAAATGGGTGGGTATTCTTACTTACAAAGACAAAGAAGGACAGATACAAAGTTTAGCGTTTTTGCAAATGGCTTTGACTAAACCTTATGATGGCGAAACAAAACATTATGGAGCAAGCCAATTTGAAAAGATGGTAAATGAAATTGCTTCCAGAAATAGCGAAAATATAACAGAACTATAAAGGAAAAATTGTGAGGGATATTATGTCAAAAAATAATGCCCATAAACAGAAGCACAAAACAGTATTTGTTATCTTACTGATATTAGGAATACTCATATTTTTATTTGGAATAACCGGCCTTTTTGCGGCTCCACCGTTTGGTATTGCTTTTATGGTGGTTGGAGTAGCTATAACAATACCGTTTTTTGTAAGCGGAAAGAAACAAAAAACTGTAACAGTTGCAAAGAATGAATCTGACGTTTTCAATTGTGAAAACATTTCAATTGATGAGGTTGTCAGCAAAAGAGTGGAAACGGGCATAAAAGGCGGACTAGCAAGTGCTAGAAGTGCTAAGCAAAGCCTAGCAAATAAAGCTGATCCCATTATAAACACTTCACTTGAGAAAAATACTCCTCGGTATAAAACTGAAAATCACCATGTTACGGGGACATCTTACCGTCAAAAGGAAATTGAATCTTTGGGTGAAGAAAATCCCATTTATGAGTATTCAAAAAGAGAACTTATTGACGAAGAATACGAGGGAGAAAAAGTTTATTATTATGACTTCAATCCATCTACAGTCGAATTAATTGAAGAACCAGATAATAAATTTGATCCAAATGCAGTTAAAGTAGTTATTGATAGTGTGCATGTAGGATATATAAAAAAGGGAAGTTGTACCCATGTTAAAAATCTATTGAAGTCCGGTAGAATTGCTAAGATTGATGCAGAGATCCACGGAGGGAAGTATAAGATTCTTTATAGTGAGTATGACGAAGACAAAGATAAAGAAGTTTATGAGGTGGAAACAGGAGAATCAAATTATTATGTAACAGTAGAAATTAAATACTTGTTATAAACAAAAAAATCCCCCACCGGTTGCAGCCGAAGGGGGATAAAATAGAACAGCTTACCCAAAGTGGATAATGCGTCCGAACAATGAAATTATACCACTTTCGGGGTAGGCTTGGCAAGTCTTACTTTGGAGGTGGTTTTTATTATGGCGGGACGCAAAAGAAAAACGACACATACATCAGGGTTATATAGAAAAAGAATCACTTTAGGACGAGACGAAAATGGAAAAGCTATTGTAAAATCTGTTTATGGACATTCCAAGGAAGAACTTGAAGAAAAAATAGCCCAGCTAAGGATCCAGAAAGGCATGGGATTGGCTGTAACCGATGAAAAAAGCACATGGAAATACTGGGCTGATGTGTGGAAAACTTTAAAGTACCCTTCCATTGGGAAGTCGGCGCAAGGTGTATACAATGGAGCATTAAAGCACCTAGCTGTACTAAATCCTATTAAGATAACTAAGCTGACATCTATTGACTTGGTTCAAATTGTTACTAAAATGGCTGAAGACGGTCTATCCAGAAGAACAATAAATTTAGTCATTCAAACGGCTTCACAAATATGCCGTTTAGCTCGAAAAAATCACGCCATGATGATCAATATTGCTGATGATGTCAACGCGCCTCAAAACGCCCCCAAAACGCAAAGAGAGGCTATATCACCGGACGAAGAAAGACTTTTATGGAATGTTAAACCCATTGATGCAAATAATAAACTGGATAAAAATCGGGCAGAGCGGCTTCCATTAGCGCGAATGTTTGCTTTGATGCAGCTAAATTGTGGCTTGCGGAGGGAAGAAGCGGCGGCACTGCGCTGGAAAAATGTTGATTTAGACAATCTCGTTTTGACGGTGATGGAAGCTTATGATTTTAAAGGAAAACGAGTAAAAGAACCCAAAACGGTTTCCGGTATTCGCCAGGTGCCAATTCCAATCAAATATGCGTCTGAATTAACTGCTTGGAAAGAGCAAAATAAAAATTCAATTACAGGAAGGATATATGTGTTCCCTGGAGCTAAAGGTATCTTAACCGAAGGAGAGTTTATTCATTTGTGGGAATGTCTTTTAGATGCAGTAAATGGGATATCTGTTGCAGCAAAAGTATCGGCGGGGCGGATGCGAAAAGGAGTGAAACCAGATGTGACTAGGCAATATAATTTTACTAGCCATCAGCTTCGGCACACTTATGCTACTAACGCTATCGCCGCAGGAGTAGATGTTAGAACTGTTCAATACTTAATGGGGCACGCAACGCCTGAAATGACTATGCGATACACTCATTTATCCCCTTCCGCATTAGAAAGCGCAAGGGAAAAATTAGGTGCAAAAGTACCGAAACAAAAAGCGGAACAAGCGTTTTAAAATGTCCACTCTATGTCCACTGTTGCACAATTTTCGAGCGGTTTTCAGCCGGTTTAGACGGTTTCGTTTCGGATTTATTAAATACGTATAAAACGGAAAACCCGCATGAACACTGAGTTTTTCAGCAGTCATGCGGGTTCCAATTTGGTCGGAGTGAAGGGATTCGAACCCCCGGCATCCTGCTCCCAAAGCAAAATATAATATTTGATTTTTATAGTATTTATGCGGATTTTGAGCATTTTATGTCCACTGTATGTCCATTTATTTTAAACAGCCCTCCCACCGAAAACGGAAAGGAGGGCGGAGTTATATAATGAAAAAGAGTTCACTTAACAAATTTTTGTAAGTCTAGGGGCCTAAAGGCTCGAAAGCACAATAGGCCCCGATATACTATTGGCAAGGCGGCACTCTTGCATCTCAGGTACTCTTTTCAGAGTGTGTCGGGTGCCATTTCCGACCTCAATAGAGGGATATTTGATATAGTTCATTGGTTGTCCTCCGCGTTGTCTCGTTCTATCTTTTCATCGATAGCCTCGTTCACAAAAGCATTAAGGCTTTTCCCCTGCTTTTCTGCGTGGGCCTGAATTTCTGCCTTGCGTCCTTTAGGCACTCTGGTTTTAATTTCGTCATAATTATTTTTTATATATTTAGCAGTAGCTTTTTGTTGTGCTTTTGTAATTGCCATATATATCACCCCATATTATTATACGCCAATTATATAGCGGGTACAATATACACAATAACTAATATATTGGGTACAACATTAGCACTATTGCCTATTGATATATTGGGTACAATATATTATAATATAATCACAAGGTCAAGGGAAACGGCAAGGCCGGGATACATGATTGAACAGCGGTGCCGCGGGCTATAGTATAGATTATCCCCCTTGCCCCCAAGAAATTGAACTACAGATTCAGGAAGTGAGGTAAAGAAAATGAAAAATATCAATGACATTATGGAACGCTTAACAAAACTGAAAGCAGAGAGCATACAGGACGGAAAACCATTTGGAAATAGTTCAGCAGACAAGGAAATTAAAGCCATTGATGAAGTGCTACAAGTTTTCGGTGTGAAATGGAATTATACATGGGATAAATCTGGCAAATGGATTGCAATTGTAAAATAATAAACCACTAAGGGGGTAAGAAAAATGAACGAGGAACGAAAAAACCATCTTCACAAACAAACGGTTGCGGAACACGCGTTCTTTTGGCCTGTAAGGACGATACAGGAGACTTTATCCGCTCAGAGGGTAATTTCACATCTAAAAAGAAAAAGCCAAAAACCCAGCATTCATGCGGATTATTGGCCTTTAAACAGCTGGTGCGAGCGACGGGACTTGAATCCTCGCAGCAGAAATTAACCGCACAAAAAAGGCTGTTTTTGAGGTCTTCTAATGGATATAAGCGTTTAATGCCACAAAAAGGGCCGTAATTAATAATATAAACTCCCTGAGGATTTGTCTCAGAGGGCTAAAATTATTTAATCCAGGGAAACAGTTTTTGAATCCAAACAGTTAGTCTTTTTGAGCAATTCTATAGGGATTACATACCGTTCTCCCTGACCACCGTTATATATGGTATCCCAGGCACCATTTTTGCGGTGAGTATCCTCAACCAAATCCCAGGGTTGTTTCGTTCGTTTTTCAACTATGATGGGGTCAATAACATTTTTTATTTTATCAGGGATTTCAATATCATATTGACTTAAGATTTTAGAAGCCCCATAGCCATTATATAAGTAATAAACATCTGGGACTACAGGCCCGAATTGCCAAGCGCAAATATCATTATTAAATAAGGGTTCATTATTTTTGGAAAGCCATTCAACTTGAATATAATACAATATCTTCTGCAATTGAAGGTTGCTAATAGGACACTGCTCTTTTGAGCATTTGCTAATAATATATCTAGCTAAATCAATCGCGTTATAGGACATAAAAGAAAAACCCCCTTTCATACTTTCTTTATTATAGCACCTTTGGATATTCAAGGTTAGTTGACTTTTTAGTGTAAATGCGTATAATATAATTGATATTAAAAAAGTTTTATACTTTTTGTAAGGGTGATGTTGCGACATCGCCCTATTTTTAGCCCCCAGGAAAATTCCCGGGGGCTGTCTTTCTATTATTCACTCTTCTTAGGTTCGGTATAAGTGAGTGCCTGGCTGGAATCGCTTAGGCCGCTTGTAGTGGGGTCGTTTAACAGGTTCCATACAGATACCAGAACAGATACCACGATTACAGGGCTCTGGACGGCCTGTAAGAGCACGTTCCCTACAGCCTGCCAGCTTGTCATATCTTCCCAGTTGAAGCCCAGACAAGCCAGCATGGGCAGAAAAATGGACGCGGCCAGGTTGAACCAGAACACAGGGTTTTTAAACCGCACCTTCCAGTTGATTTTCATTTCAGTTCCTCCTTATTATACAGGCAGTCCGAATTTGATTAAGATATATCCGACGCAGGCTGTAATAACCAAAAGGAGAATCTTATCCACAATCTTGTCCCAGCGTTTTCCGGATTTCTCCTTAAACTCTGCGATGGATAAAAGAGCCTTGTTAATATCCGCCTGCATGTCGTTGAGCTTGTCCAGGATCTTGCCGTACTGCTCGTCCCGTTTCGCGTCTGATTTTTCCAGAGCTGTAATCCTGGTGTAAAGCTCCGAGTGGGTTTCTCTGGATTGCTGGCGGTATTCCGCGATCTGCTTTTCCAGCATCTCCGCTTTTGCCAGCCCAAGGCAGTCCCGGGAGGGATCTACTATACACTTTTCCGGCGCCATGATAATCCCTCCTTACACCTTCTGAATATACTCTTTGGAGCACCAGCCCGCGCCGTGGAGGCAGTTGACCAAATACCAGCCGTTTTTCTCCTGGAGTATGTCTACCAGGTTCCCCGTGGAGATTTGGAAAAGAATCTCATTTTCCGGCTTAGCGCCAATGCCCGCCCGGACATTCAGAATGTCAGCGGTGCATTTTCCAACTCCAAGCTTCTTTTTCAGGTTATAATTCCATTTCACGCTGCAGGCTTGTATATACCCGATCCCGTGCAGACACCAGATTTTCAGCCAGCCGGTGCCTGTGCTTCCCAAAATGTTCAGGCTGTTGCCTTTGGTAACGGTAAAGGCTGCCGGAAATCCTCTGGAGGCGTTTGTATGTACCTTAGCGAGAGGCACGATACATTCACCCACGCCGATCACGTCTTTTGCTGGGGAATCGTCTGCCGTTTGTCCTCCCTGAAATCCGTTTAAGTGGTTCCCTTTGATGATTTTGGGATAATCCTGATAGCACTCATTCATATCCACACCGCCCTGGATCCCGGGAACGCTGCCGGAGCTGGTGTACTGCCACATGCCATATTGGCCGGAATACTGGCACTCAGTAAAATACTGGGCAACCCAGATATCATAGGGAAGCTGGCCAGGATAGAACTTGCCGTCCAGCCAGCTGAGGGAGGCATAAACGCCCACATAATACCCAGCCTTTTCAACCTCAGAGCAGAAAGCCTTAATTACATTGGTCAAAGTCTGCCGGGAAAGCGCGCCCATCGTTCCATTGTCCTCTACGTCGTAATATACGGGATATTCGAATTGCTTGCCCTTGATGGTGTCCAGGAAAAACCTGGCCTCCTGGCGGGCCTCAGCCTCGGAAACCGCATAGCCGTAGTGGTAAGCGCCTACTGGGATCCCGGCGGCTTTGGCTCCCTTGTAATTGTTTTCAAACTGATTGTCCACCTGAGAAGGATCCGGAGAACCGAAAGAGGAACGGAGAATGGCGAATTTTACATCGCTGTTTTTCACTTGGTTCCAATCGATTTTCCCCTGCCAGGTAGATACGTCAATGCCTATAATCATTTTAACCACCCACCGCTTTCAAGCTGGCTTTTCCTTTCCTCAATCGCTTCAGCGTTTTCCTCCTGGAGCCTTTTGGCGTCTTCCAGTGAGATACCCATAGCCGCCGCGGCTTCCTGAGGTGTTTTCCCGTAAGCGTAGGCCTTAATGATTTCTTTCTTTACTTGCTCTGTCATTTTGCTTCCTCCTTGTTTTCTAAAGCGGATAAACGCCGCTCTAAATTCTCAATTTGCTTTTGCTGCTTCTGTACCATGCAGATCAAAGGGGCAATAAATTCGCTGTAACGCAAAGCATAAACATATTCCCCCTCAATAACGCGGGTTTTCAATTCTTTTCGGGTTACAATCTTTTCCTCTCCGGTTTCCTCGTCTGTGACAGTCTCGGAAACATCTTCGTAATAATCCTCCGTTTTGGGGGATTTGATGAATCCGGCAAAGTCCATGTCGGTCATTCCGATCTGCGGAAGGAGTTCTTCAATGTCCTGAGAAATAATCCCCCAGTGGGTTCTTCCGCTGGTGCCGTCGTTAAATTTGAACGTGCTGGGTTTTAATCCCATAATGAGCTTTTCAGCCTGTTCCGGATCAATATCGGCAATTGTATTTTTCTCGTTTCGGTCAGAGGTGTTTATGGAACCTGTTTTGGCATAAACAACCGCCCACCTGTGAGAACCGTTTCCTAAATTAAGCGATCCGTCGCCCGCTTCCCTGAATACGCCTCCCTGTAAAACAACGCCGACAGCGGCGTTAGTGTCTACGCCTAATTGCAATGAAGTACCGTTTCCGTAAATTTGAGGGTATTGCGTTCCGGTGAGCTGAAGTCTGTTATTTATTGTAACATTGCCGCCATTGGATCCAATTACTTGTCTCCACGCCCCCCACACATCGCCGTAAGCCTGCCAGGTGCGCCAATACATCTTCGAACCGGTATAATTACAGAATACCTGTATTGAATTATCTTTCCAGTTAGCCATATATACAGTCATAATAAAAGCTTCTTTTGTTGGCATATTAGTGTTGTTTGTAACTTCCGCGTTAGAGGACTGCACATAGATGCCCGGATTTTTCAGGTTATTAAAATTAGTTCCGTTTTCAACTGTGGTGGTTTGAGCGAAAACATCTCCTGAGGTTATGTTGATATCGCTCGACAATGCTCTGCCGTTCACCTTGCGGGAGGTTGGCACCGCTCCTACATCAGAGGCGGTCAAAGAAATATTGGACGATAACGCCTTACCGTTCACGGTTCGCGTGGTGGGAACTGCTCCCACATCAGAGGCAGACGGCATTTGAGCCAGCTTGCCGGAGCTGTTTAGGGTTGCAAGGCCGTTAGGCTGCCCTTTGCTTGCTTCCAACGCGTCCAGATCGGCTTGGAGAGAAGCCACGTCAATGTCCTTTAACTGGTTATAGATTTCTTCCGCGTTTTCCCCCTGGGTTTTAGCGTAGTCGCCTTGAGTTTTCGCATAGGCCGCCTGCGTCTGGGCCGCCTTTGCCTGTGAATTTGCGGATTCCGCTGCTGAAGTTGCGGCGTCGGCTGCGGTATTAGCAGATTGTGCCGCAGTATTTGCCGCCTGAGCCGCCGTGTTCGCTGACTGAGCTGCTTCATTGGCCTTGTCTGCGGCTTCACTGGCGATCCCTGTGGCGTTGTTCGCTTCGTTGAGAGCTTCCGCCAGCCTGGAAAATTCGTCTGTGCTCTCGACTGCTCCCACCGAACTGCTTTTTACAATTCGCAGAGGGGGAAGGGTTACCTTTAAGGTGTGGTTGTCTGTGTCCACGATTTGGAGCTCGCACAGCTTGGTAAGGCCGGATACCGCCATCATTTGAAGGGTGAGGGTTACGGTCGCCTGGTTTCCTTCCACCTCGCAGGAATTATAGATCATGGTATTGTCCGGCTTCTGTATGTACACGGATACCGTTTTCCCGGTTAAATCAAGAGGCGAGCCGTTATCATCTATTAGATTAATAATAAGGTCTCTGCCGTCCGCTTCCTCCTGAATCACCCGGATTTCTCCAAGAGGAGGCTCCCAGGGATTTAGCGTTATTTGTTTGTAAATCATTTTATCCCTCCTTATGGATCATATCGCACGTCTGTTATTAATCCATTGCTTACATAGACCCTATAGCTTCCTGCCGGAAAATTTCCGCTGTAGCAATCCGCAGGGGTGATTGTAGCATTTAAAAACTTTAATGTGTCTCCTAACAACGAAACATTTTTACTGTTAATTTGAATACCGTCTTTTGTTAAATATATTCCACTACCTCCGTTTACAGATAGCCAGACAGTCCCTTCATTAACACCCCCCATTAAATCTACTACAAAAGAAGTATTAGTTTGAGCATTATATAAAGTTAACTGCGATATATTATCCGATCCAACAATATTGGCAATAGGGTTTCCATTTAATGTTATAACAAATCCGGAAACAGTACCCCCAGACGGTAGCGAGGCCTGTCCTATATAAGCTGAATATTGCCCGAAAGCGTTAGATTGCGCAATTAACTGCGTCGCCGAAATTTGTCCCGTATCCAAATTGAAATACGCACGCCCGTCACGGCTTTGTATAATTCCGGATTTAATTAAATTGGCTTGCAGTGTTCCCGTTGTAATAAAGTTTGCAACAATCGCGCCGTCCTGAGTGATAGCGGTTGCGAACGGCCCTTCATAGCCATTGGAAGAATAACCAAGACCGCCGTTATTCCAGCGCCATACCTTTGTGGCGGTGTTGATGTCCGGGGTATCCATAATCAAAATTTCATAGGGCTGTCCGTCTGCGTTGCGCTGGAATATTACATAACCGCCCTTGTTTCCGGTAATCCAATTCGTGGCGTTGATAACAGCTTGTTCTAAAAATGATACGCTGGGCTTTTCATTGATTTCCTGTTGCTGCTGGATAATGGTATCCGCGATATTTGTTTTAGCGTCCCCCAGTTCAATGCTGATGTATTTGTCTTTCAGCGCGTCATAAGTAGTTTTCACGCATTTAGCGGTTGCGGATACGCCTAGTTCGGAATATTCCACGTTCACGGTATCGCACAGATTCACGCGCTCCAATAAGGCGATATCCTTATATTCCTCCGTTTGCTCCAAGGGCTGAAATTCCACTGTAATGCTGACTGTAGGAACACCCACATTATTTGAGGAAATATAGTCATTGGCTCTGTCCCGCAACTGTTCTTCCGTGGGTGCTTCCTCAAAATCGCCGGAAAAGTCGATTGCCGAAATTCTGGTGAAATCATAGGTGCCTGGGGCGTTTACAATTTTTTCAGGAAGCTCAGTAAGTTCTCCCTCACTGCTCAGCCAATAAGGATAAATCCCGGTTACAACATTCGAAATATTTTCGTCCTGCTGTAAGTCCATAAGATTTTTTCCGTACCGGATTGATACCCCGGAATTTTTACCACGATTGTTATAAAGGCGCACGGTCCAGCGGTCAAATTTATACTCGCCGCCGAACACGTCTAAAATAGAACCGTCTGAACCTCCTAACAATGTCCGCGTAGACGTAGGCGCGGTAACGGCAAAATCTCCGGTTGATGTTTTATCCGTCCAAAAACTGAAAGGATTTGTTACGGCGGCGTTCGTTTTTAACCCGGAGAGCGCGCCGGTTACGCTGCTGGAGGAAAAGGGGGAAACCGGAACTCCGGAAAGGTCATAGCTGATGTGCTGCGCGTAAACAGTGATTTTTCCGGATAAAGGCTTTGTAATCCTATAAATCCGAAACGGCTGGGGATCCTCATAGGGATTTGGCTTTACAAAAATAATCCGGCGCTGTTTGATTTCCTGATAATGGATTCCCGTCAACGGATATTCCAGAGTGATCTCAAAGATTCCGTTTCTTTCCTCAACTACCTGACAGGAAATCGTATCAGACAGCACGCCTAAACCGTTTGTTTCAAATGTGCTTTCCGTACTTTCGTATAGAACAGGATTCATACAGTCCACCACCTTGGAGTAATTTCAACCGTCGTGATCCCGCCGCTCCAGCTGATCCCTGTTTTTCCGGGCTGTAATACCGGGAAAGATGCCAGGCTGATCGTGCTGTTTTTATTTGCCGTTCCCTTATAGGCATTTTGGGTATCGCTGTCCAGGGTCACGTATTCATCGATTTCTGAAATCTGAATAATATTGCCGCCAATAGTTAAGGCCCCCGCTCCATTGCCGTAAACGGTAATCAGAGGGAGGGCCGGGCAGTATTGATTAGTTAAGGAATAAGGCGCTGTAAGCGTCATCGGATAGCTTCCTGATACCAGCCACCTTTGCGGCATACAGTTGAATGAAACCGTAAATTCCGCAGAGTAGTTTAAAAACCTGGTGTCAAAGTCCATTGGGCCGGTAAATCTGGCTTTTCTGAAAAACTCAGGGTGATAGGTATCTGTTAAAATACAGTATCCGGTTTTGCTTAAAAGCCAAAGCTTTGCCGCCGCCGCGTTATGACGAAACTGTTTTCGGATAAACGCCGGATATTCGACGGTAATATTGCGAAACCGGTTGTTGCTGATCGTGAGATCGCCATTCCTTCCCGGGATTTCAACCGTTGTGATATCCATTTCGGGAGCATTAAAGGTGCCGCTTCCGCTGATATAGATCCCGTAATCGCGGCTATTTTTTCCATCGAAAATAAACCAATTAATCAACCCCAAACGGCCCCCTTTCGCATGGTGGCAGACTGCATTTCGTCCATGATAATGTCCGCCAGCTCTCTTACGTCTTGTCCGGGAGCTCCATATACGACGATATTGACGCCGCCTAAATTTGTGTTGGTGGTTGTGGAAGAGGTGAGAGGCTGAACAACCGCTTTAGTTCCCATCATAGTAAGAAGCTCAGGCCCAGCCTCTCCGACTACGGCGGAGCCTTGGGACAATATGCCGCCGGATGCGAGATAGGGGATTTTGCCAATGGTTGGAATGTTAATCCCGAATTTTTTGCCGCCGAAAATGGGAACCCAGTCGGGAATATCAAAGGAAAGCTGGTTAAGCCCTCCAATCATCCAGTTCAGACCGTCTATAATTCCATTGATCAGTCCGATAATGGCGTTGATCGGCTGCTTGGCGATATTGACAAGGCTGTTAAATACATTGGAGAATGTATCTCTTACGCCGTTCCAGATACCGGACCACCAGCTTCCGATCTTATTAAAAATGTCCATTAAGCCGTTCCAGGCGTTTGGAATCGTTTCTGTAAAGAATCCGACGATTCCGTCCCAAATTCCGCTGAAGAAATCGCCGACGTTTTGCCAAACCTCCTGCCAGGCGTAATATCCCTGCCAGCAGAAATCCACCAGGCTGTTCCAAGCGTTGGGAATGGTTTCAGTGAAAAAGCTGACGATCCCGTCCCAGATTCCGCTGAAAAAGTCCCCGATACTCTGCCAGATACTTTGCCATGTGTAATATCCCTGCCAGAAAAAGTCAACAACGCTGTTCCATGCGTCCGGTATGGTAACGGTAAAGAAATTCACAATCGCGTCCCAAACAGCGGAAAACGCGCTGCTGATGGTATCCCACAGGTTAATCCAAAACTCCCGGAACTCCTCGCAGTTGTTCCATAAATAAATAAAAGCCGCTACGAGAGCGGCAATAGCCATAATGATTAGTGAGATTGGATTCGCAGATAAAAGTGCTAATGCTCCACTTATACCTTGAATCACCCCGATAACTGTACTGATCGCGGCCACAAGTCCCAGTACAATGCCGATAAAGTTTTGTACTTCCGGGCTTAAATTGTTAAACCATGAAAGAATATTTGCGATTCCTTGGGTGACCGCTGTAATAATAGGCATGACAGTTTCGCCTAGCTCGGAAAGTTGTTCTTGCAAATCTGCGTTAGCCTGGTTGTTTTCAAACAAAGCTTCATTATTTTCCTGCCAGGCTTGTCCGGCAGTCATCAATCCCTGACTGGCTAATTCCTGCAAGACGAGATTCGCCCGCTCCGATTCGCTGTTCGCCGCTTGCAGCTTTGCATTAAATTCGTCCTCGCTGGTGCCGGCCCAGTTTAAAACGTCCGCGAATGTGCCTGTGACATTTCCGGTTTTTACAGTTTCGTTGATCGCTTCGGATAAACTGTCGATTGGAATACTATCCCCATAAGTAGCCCAAGCGCCAATGGTGCCGTTGATGATTTGGTCTAGCTGGCTTTGAGATAGGCCTAACGCCTGCAAGTTGGCAGTAGTAGTGGCCGCTGTTTGGTCATCGCCTAAAACGCCGTAAAGAGTTTTATAGCTCGACGCGGTTTGTTCAGCAGTATATCCGGCTGCCTGGCTTGAAATTTCCAGGCTTCCCATGATTTTCATATATTCACGGGATTCGTCTGCAATATCTTTCATTCCAGATATAATTGCTTTTGAACCCTCGACAATCGCCCCGGCTTTTAAGTAATCCCCAAAATTAGATGCTTCTTTACCCGCATCTTTCAAAGAGGTTTCCGCTTTATCGGCAGCACTTGCGACCTCCTCAACGGGTTTCTCATCAATCCCACGAATAGCATTATCCGTTTTTTGTGCTTCAGATTTTAAATTTTTAAGGTTGCTTTCGGTGGCGATCACTTCTCTTTTTAAAGCGTTGTATTGGCTTTCGCTGACTTTACCGCGCTTGAATTGATCCTGTACCTGCTTCTCTGCTTGTTTTAATGTATCAAGCTTTTTTTCGGTGCTGTCGATTGATTTATTTAAAAGATCATACTTTTGTCTGAGCAGTTCCGTGTTTCCAGGATCCATTTTCAGAAGACGGTTGACATCTTTTAGCTGTGTCTTGGTATCTTTTATCTCTTTGTTTACACCGGACAACGCTTTCGAAAGCCCAGTGGTATCGCCGCCGATCTCTATCGTGATGCCTTTTATTCTATCAGCCAATTTTTCCACCTCCCGCAAAGAACTGTTTCATGGAACCAGGCGCGCCTTTGATTGGATATTTCTCGTTGTCATTGGCCTGTTCTGTGGTCAGATCATAAACCATGCCTACGGTCATATCGTCTAAATCCTCTTTTGATAATCCAAGCTCGGCGCACCTTAGCATAAAAATAGAACCGTTCATCTCACGGTCCCGGGGAACTATTTTTTTTTAGGCTTTGCGGTCTGCATTTCGTTCATGGCCCAAAGCTCAAGGACGCTTGGAAGGATCTCATAGATTGAAAACGTCTTAAACTCGTCAA